CCGGACTTATCTTCGCAATGCGTTCCCGTTACACTTCACAGAGTGGAACTGAAGCATTCTTCAATGAGCCAGATTCCGCATTCTCTGCACAGAGAGAAGGTGACGATGCCGATCAAGGACCTTACACCACTGGTTCTGATGCTGATGCCGTTGGTTTCGGTACTGCCGGTGCTCAAATTGGAACTAATCCTGGTGCTCTGAACCCAGAGTCTAATGCTAATCAGGGTGCATATACAGTTGGTCAGGGTATGACCACTGCTAATGCTGAAGGTCTTGGCGAATCTGGTAATGCTTTCAATGAGATGGCATTCTCGATCGAGAAAGTCACCGTTACTGCCATGAGCAGAGCACTGAAAGCTGAGTATTCACTGGAACTGGCACAAGACCTCAAGGCTATTCATGGTCTGAACGCCGAGGCTGAACTCGCAAATATTCTCTCTACTGAGATTCTTGCCGAGATCAACCGCGAAGTCATCAGAACCATCTATAAGTCTGCTGAAGTCGGTGCTACTCTGAATACCGCAACTTCTGGTACTTTCGACCTCGACGTTGACTCTAACGGACGTTGGAGTGTTGAGAAGTTCAAGGGTCTCATCTTCCAAATGGAAAGAGATGCTAACCAGATTGCACAGAGAACTCGTAGAGGAAAGGGCAACATGATCCTTTGCTCTGCAGACGTTGCTTCCGCACTCACCATGGCTGGTGTACTCGATTACACCCCTGCCCTGAATGCAAACCTCAACGTAGATGACACTGGTAACACCTTTGCTGGTGTGCTTGGTGGTAAGTTCCGTGTCTACATCGATCCTTATGCTGCTAACAATGCTGCTAACCAGTATTACGTAGCCGGTTATAAGGGATCCTCACCTTATGACGCAGGACTCTTCTACTGTCCTTATGTTCCTCTCCAAATGGTTCGCGCCGTTGGTGAGAACACCTTCCAGCCAAAAATCGGGTTTAAGACTCGTTATGGCATGGTTGCCAACCCATTTGCCGAAGGCACCAATACAACCAACACTGGTCGTATCACTGCCAGCAGCAACCGTTACTACAGACGTGTTAAGGTCGCTAACCTTATGTGATCTAAATACCTTCAGTGTGAAGGAAGTGCGAGAGGGTCTTCGGACCCTCTTTTTTTATCTAAATACAAATAAAAACAATGGCAAGAGGATTTCCAAAACAGATAGCAAACAGAAATTTTCTTGCTCCTGTTGGATTTAAATTTACTTTGGCAAAAGAACCTAAAGTTGATTTTTTCTCAAACTCATGTAGAATACCAGAAATTAGTTTAGGGACAGCACTCCAACCAACATATCTCAAAGATATAGATGTTCCTGGAGATAAGTTAACTTATGGTGATTTCTCTTTTAGATTTCTTGTAGATGAAAATCTAGAAAATTACATGAAGATTCATAATTGGTTGACTGGATTGGGATATCCAGAAACAACACAACAATACAAAGATTTAACCACGAATGAAGATGGAATAAGAGATTCCTTAGAAGCATTCAGTGATGGCAATCTTCATATTTTGAATAGTAATTATAGAGATATTGCTATCGTAAAATTTAATGATTTATTTCCCGTATTTTTAACTCCACTAGAGTTTGAGGCAACAGATACGGACATAAACTACTTTACAGCAGAGGTCACTTTCAAGTATACTGTCTATAATGTAGTAGCTGCTGACGGTAGAACACCTTTATGAACCTTGAACAAATTCAGGAAATGTGGCAAAAAGATGCTGTCATAGATCCTGATAATTTACATGATGAATCACTAAAAATTCCTCAACTCCACTCAAAGTATTACACAATATACAATACTATTACACTTCTTCGTGAAAAGGCAAGAAATAGTTACAATTGTATAAAGTTGGAAAGGTATAACTATTATACAGGTAAAGCACCAGCAGAAGTATATGTAGAGCATCCTTTTCCATATAAAGTCAGAGAAAAAGATGCAATACAAAGATATCTTGATGCTGATAATCAATTAACTACAATCGATTTAAAAATTAGATATTATGATGTAATGCTTAAGTTCTTAGAGGAAATCATAAAAACAATTTCCAATAGAACATATCAAATTAAAAATTCTATAGATTGGCACAAATTTCAAGCAGGTTTTAATTAAAATGTCAACATTTCCAGAAGATTATGATCCTAATGAAGATGTTTATAATCAATGGCACATTCAAATGACTATGGGTATTGATGAGGTTAGGGCACTTTATTCTGTAATAAATTATGCATATGAAACTTGGCCCGGTGCTCCTAGAAGACCATATGATGAACAAGAATATTTAAGAATGATGAAAAACCGTTTATTTGCAATGATTATGGATTATCAATTTACTGAGGTTTCTGGGGACGAATAAATACCTTTAAGTATTATTATGGGTATATGTCACATTTGATCATATCCAAGAAGAATGAGGTATATCTTCAGGTAAAGGCAGAACCACACGTCTACTACGAGTTAGCAGATCAGTTTACCTTTGAAGTACCAGGTGCTAAATTCATGCCTCAGTATCGTAGTAAATACTGGGATGGAAAAATTCGTTTGTTTAATACACAAACTGGTGAGATATATGTTGGATTATTAGATAAAGTTATTCAGTTTTGCAAAGATCATGAATATGGTTATGAGTTTATAAACAATAAATTTTATGGTCTTCCTTTTGAGACAAACGATACAATATCGAAGGAAGGTGTAAAAGATTATATGACTTCGATTAGTAAGTATTCTCCTAGAGATTATCAAATCGAGGGAGTATACGACGCCTTAAGACATAATAGAAGGTTGCTGATATCTCCAACTGCCTCTGGAAAGTCTTTGATGATATACTCGATTGTGAGATATCATGTTGAACGCGGACAAAATACTCTGATAGTCGTTCCGACGACTTCGCTAGTAGAGCAGATGTATAAAGATTTTGCAGACTATGGTTGGGACGTGGGTTCATATTGCCACAAGATTTATGCTGGACGAGAAAGAGAAACTGATTCTCAGGTAATTATTACCACCTGGCAGTCCATCTATAAACTTCCCCGCAAATACTTTTCTAGATTTAATGTGGTTGTTGGAGATGAGGCACATCAGTTTAAGAGTAAGTCACTAATATCTATAATGACAAAGCTTGGAGATGCTAAATATCGTTATGGATTTACAGGAACTTTAGACGGCACACAGACGCATAAGTGGGTGTTAGAGGGACTGTTTGGTCCTTCATATAAAATCATTAGAACCAAGGAATTGATGAAGAAGGGGCATGTTGCAACACTGGACATCAATGTTCTTTTATTGAAGCATCCTTCACATAAATTTGAAAACTTTGAAGAAGAAGTTCAATATATTATCAATCATGAAAGAAGAAATAAATTCATCAGAAATCTGGCACTTGATCTAAAAGGAAATACATTAATTCTTTTTGCCAGGGTTGAGGGGCACGGACAACCATTATATGATTTGATAAATAATGGAAAGGTTGATAATCGTCATGTCTTTTTTGTTCATGGTGGAGTGGAAACCGAGGAGAGAGAAAGGGTTAGAGAAATTACTGAAAAAGAAAATGATGCTATTATCATTGCCTCTTATGGGACATTCTCTACCGGAATCAATATTAAGAACCTCCATAATATAATATTTGCCTCTCCTTCTAAGTCAAGGATTAGAAACCTTCAGTCTATTGGTAGGGTTTTACGGAAGGGGAATAATAAAACCAAGGCAACTTTATATGACATTGCTGATGATATCAGTTATAAGTCAAGAAAAAATTATACACTAAACCACTTAATAGAAAGAATAAAAATATACAACGAAGAAAACTTTAATTATGATATTGTAAACATACCGCTAAAAAACTAATGGGAGAAGAATTTTACGCAATTATAAAACTTGTTTCTGGTGAAGAAATTTTTTCTCTCATCATGGTTGATGATGAACAGGAAAATCCAATTATTATAATGCAGAATCCAGTGCTTATAAAAATGCTTCAATCACCACACGGAAGTTTTATTAAAGTAAAACCATGGATGGAGCTTAGTGAAGAAGATTTCTTTATGATTCGTCTTGATAAGGTTTTGACAATGACAGAATCTTCTAATGAAAAACTTATTGAAATATATAATAACTACATTAATGATAATGAAATGGATATTAATATGTCCAATAGTGGTGAAGTTAAACCTGATTCTAAAATGGGATATGTATCTAGTGTAGAAGATGCTCGTAAAGAATTGGAAGCACTTTTTAATAAAGAAATTAAAGAAAGCTAAAGCTCCCCTATCAACCCTAACAAAGGTATTCTACTGAGATTTGGACATCTTGTCAAGTTGTGTTATAATGTAATCACTTAGATTCATAGTAAAATGTCATGCCTAAAAAGAAACCCGAACATTATGTAAATAATAAAGAATTGTTAGAGGCAATGATAAATTATCGAAGCCGAGTAGAGCGTTCATATAAAAATACATTTGGTTTAGATTTAACAGAACAACCTAAAAAAGAAAGAGGAAAAAGATGGAAAGGAAAACCACCAATTCCAAATTATCTGGGTGAATCTTTTTTAAAGATTGCCACACATTTGTCTTATAAACCAAACTTTGTCAATTACATGTTTAGGGAGGATATGATTTCTGATGGAATCGAAAATTGCGTTCAGTACATACATAATTTTGATCCTGAGAAATCCAAAAATCCTTTTGCTTACTTTACGCAGGTTATACATTATGCGTTTCTCAGGAGAATCCAAAAAGAGAAAAAACAATTAGATATTAAAACAAAGATTATTGAAAAAACTGGTTATGATGAAGTCATGATGGTTGATGATAGCTTGCTTTCTGGTGATAGTTCGGAGTATAATAGTATTAAAGATGCTATTCAGTACCGAAATAATAATCGATGAAAGTTGCCATCATTACTGATACTCATTATGGAGCACGAAAAGGTTCCAAGTATCTTCATGACTATTTTGAACTCTTCTATAAGAATGTATTTTTTCCTACTCTAAAAGAGTACAAAATTGATACTGTAATTCATATGGGTGATGCTTTTGATAGTCGCAAGTCTATTGACTATCAAAGTTTTGAATGGGCTAAAAGAGTTGTATTTGAACCCTTGAAAAAGTATGATGTTCATATGATTGTGGGTAATCATGATTGTTATTATAAAAATACCAATAATGTGAACTCACCAGCACTTCTTTTGGAAACATATAAGAATATTAAAACTTATAGTGAACCTACGGAAGTTAAAATAGATAATTTACAAGTGTTGTTTATTCCTTGGATCAATGCAGAAAACCTTGAAAGTAGTGTCCAATCTATTAAAGTTTCTAATAGCACATGTGCGATGGGGCACCTTGAGCTCAACGGATTTAGAGCGCATCGCGGACACACCATGGAAGAAGGTATGGATGGCGACATATTTGCGAAGTTCGACAAAGTGTTTTCAGGACACTACCATACACGGAGCGATGACGGACGAATCTTCTACTTAGGAAATCCATATGAGATGTTTTGGAATGATGTGAATGATCCTAGAGGATTTACTATTTTTGATACCGAAACATTAGAACATATTCAAATCGATAATCCATATAAACTTTTTCATGTTCTTTATTATGATGATGATCCGGCATCATTATTTGATGGGAGAGGATATAAAGATAAAATTGTAAAGATTATTGTTCGCAATAAACCAAGACCAAGAGAATTTGAAAAATTTATTGACAAACTTTATAGTGCTGGTGTTCAAGAACTTAAGATTGTAGAAAACTTTGATATTCAAGAGAGTGATGATTTTATAATCTCCGAAGAAGAGAGCACTATATCTATTTTAAATAGATACATTGATGAGTCTGAATTTGAACTTGATAAAAATATTATCAAAGGTATATTTCAAGACTTATATAAACAGTCCTGTGAAGTAGAATGATATGTTTGTCCTAACTCTCAAAGATCAGCAAGATGACGGTGCTTATGCCGTACAAGATAAGCACGGACATAAAGTTCTTTTCTTATTTGAGGAGGAAGACGATGCAGAAAGATATGCTATGATGTTGGAAATTGAAGAAGAACAATCAATGTCTATTGTTGAGGTTGATGATGATCTTGCCATAAAAACTTGTAAACTGCATGACTATAAGTATGCAGTTATTACTCCTAATGATATTGTGATTCCCCCTAAATTAAACAATGATTGAGTTCAAAAAAATTCGCTGGAAAAATTTTCTATCTACAGGTAATTATTTTACAGAAATTTCTTTAAACAAAGATAGTACAAATCTAATTCTTGGAACAAACGGTGCAGGTAAATCTACTATGTTAGATGCCTTGACTTTTGGGTTGTTTAATAAACCTTTTCGTAAAATTAATAAACCTCAACTTGCTAATACTATTAATGAAAAAGATTGCTTGGTTGAAGTTGAATTTAGTGTGAATGGAAAGGAATATCTTGTTCGTAGGGGAATTAAGCCAAATGTTTTTGATATTGAGGTGAATGGAAATCTTCTCCATAAAGAAGCAGATGATCGAGCAAATCAAAGAATTCTTGAAGAGAATGTTCTTAAATTAAATTATAAGTCTTTTACTCAGATTGTTATTTTGGGTAGTAGCACATTTGTACCTTTTATGCAACTTACGACTGCTAATCGTCGTGAGGTAATTGAGGATCTTTTGGACATTCGTATTTTTTCTGCGATGAGTAATCTCCTCAAAGAAAATATGAAAGAGAAGAAAGATCAGATAAAATCGTTAGAGTTAAAAAAATCTAATCTTAAAGAAAAGATTGAAATGCAGCAACAATTTATTAATGAATTAGAGCAAAGAGGTAATTCTAATATAGCAGAAAAAAATAATAAAATAGATAAATTTCAAAAAGAAATTAATATTTACATTGAGGATAATATACTCAATCAAAAAGAAATTGATCTTTGTACAACAGAACAAGAGAAAGTTTCTGGGTCTAAAAATACCTTAGTTAAACTTAATAATCTTAAAGGTAAATTATCTCAAAAAGTAAGTACAATTACCAAAGAACATAAGTTTTTCACTGAAAATACGGTTTGTCCTACTTGTACACAGGACATTGAAGAAGAGTTTCGTGTAAATAGAATTAGTGATGCTCAAAATCAAGCAAAAAAACTAAAAGAAGGTTATGAAGAACTTGAAAAAACAATTAAACTTGAGCAAGAAAGAGAGCATTATTTTACTAAACTTTCTCGGGAGATCACAACTCTAACACATGACATTTCTCAAAACAATACTCGGATCAATTACAAACAAAAACAAATCCGAGAACTTGAACATGAAATTCAAACTATTACCAGTAACCTCCAGAACAGAAATACTGAAAATGAAAAGTTAGAAGAGTTCCGAGAAAGTCTTCAAAAAGCATTTGAAAATCTATCATCAAAAAGAGAAGAATTAGTTCACTATGATTTTGCTTATTCTCTTCTAAAAGATGATGGTGTAAAAACAAAAATCATCAAAAAGTATCTTCCATTTATCAATCAACAGATAAATCGATATCTTCAGATGATGGATTTTTATATTAATTTTAAACTTGATGAAGAATTTAATGAGACTGTAGAATCTCCAATTCATGAAAAGTTTTCCTATGCCTCTTTTAGTGAGGGTGAAAAAATGAGAATTGATTTAGCACTTCTGTTTACTTGGAGAGAAGTGGCGAGAGTTAAAAACTCTGTTAATACAAATCTTCTTATTATGGATGAGGTATTTGATTCTTCACTTGATGGATTTGGAACAGAAGAGTTTCTTAAAATTATTAGATTTGTTATTAAGAAAGCAAATGTTTTTGTCATCTCTCACAAAACTGGATTAGAAGATAAATTTGAAAGTGTGATAAAATTTGACAAAGTAAAGGGGTTTAGTAGAATAATCTAAATACCCAAAGGTAGCGTAATACATATGCTTTCAACAAAATATCGTCTTAGATTGGAGTTTATTTGTAAATGTATAATGAATGG